GTATGTTGTCTCTGAGTCTCTTAGATGGTATAAGATTTTGAGCATAAAATTCCACAGCCCTTCTCACAAAAGGTTTGAAATCTTTGTCCGGACAATTAATGATATTGACCTGCATTTTGGCTCCAGTGACTACTGGTATTTAGGTGCTCGGAGATTTCATAATGTGAAATTAAACTTGAGTTACTTGAACTCCAGCTTTCTGTAAGAAATGTAAGCCGTCATCAGAACGATAACTGTTCCGATAAAAAACGGAATTGATACCGGACTGGTATACCAATTTTGCACAATCCAAGCAAGGGGCATGAGTGATAAAAAGTGTAGCACCGTTTCCAGATTCAGTTGATTTTGCCAATTTAGCAATTGCATTTGTTTCAGCATGTAATACCTCAGGTTTAGTTTTTAATTGATAAATTTCATCATTTAGTTTATAATCATAAATTTCTTCATATTCACAATTATTATCCCAACCGGATGGCATTCCGTTGTATCCAATAGAAATGATGCGATCATCTTTTACAACAATAGCACCAACGTGAAGTCTACGTGCCGAGGATAGTTCTGCGAACACCTCAGCCGTTTTCATATAAGCATCAATAAATTTTTGTTTCATAATATTTGGTCCGGCGACCAGGAATCGAACCTGGATTGATAGCTTAGAAGGCTACTGTTCTATCCATTGAACTACCGCCAGATTTTTAAACTTCAATATACTGCAATTCAAAATTATCAGCACAATCTTCATAATCTACGTAACCACGTGGATTACATACAATACGAGTTGAGCCAATCATATAATCAAACTTGTCGTGTGTGTGACCATGAGTCCACACTTTAATCATTGGACGATCCAAAATAAATTCGGATAAATCCGAACTATATGCACCATTCATCATCGTATCGTTCTGATACTTAGGCTTAGTCGATAACTTAGATGGAGCATGATGACCAACAACAACGATTTTTTCATTAGGTAATCCTGCACAAACATCATCAATCAATTTCAACATTGCTTTGTGTTCAGTAACAGATCGTTCAGGACTAAACTTACCTGTACGTGTATGATAATTACCATCAGCATCACGATAATGAGTAGAAGCATCCGAATCTTCAATGATGCGGTAATCATTCATGTAGCCTTTGATACTATACAAAGTATGTGGGTCTTCTTTGTTCATATCAGTCCAAAGAGTGCCACATATGAATGTTACATTATTAAAAGAAACAAATTCTTTTTCCATAACATGAATATTTGGTAAGTGAGCCAATGCCCCACGTAGTTGGTCATAAGATTTGGAAATGTCACCATGATAATGTTCGTGATTACCCATAATGTAAATAACATTCTTGAATTCTTTGGAACATTGTTCAAAGAATTTCATCCAATCTTTACTATTACGTATAGATTCAGGAGAAACTAAATGTTTAGCAACACAAATATCACCGGACAGCACCAATACGTCAGCACCTTCGGTATTGTTAAGTTCAATTTCACCAAACTCAAGGTGAATATCTGACGCAAGAGCAAATTTCATATTAGCCTTTAACTTTTTCCAAAGAGTCTTTTCGCATGTAATGGAGTTGTTGTGTCAGAGTTTGTGTTGGTGGAAATTTAGTCACAGGAATAAAATCGACACCATCAATCTGTTTCAAATCCCAATGCGAAAAGGTATAATACACCTCTGTTGGAGAGAGGCGATTACGCATTTTAATATATTTTTCAGTTACAGGTTTCATGGTTTAATCAACATAAACAAAAAACAAATAGCCAGCACGGTAAAAGTTGGCAGGCGTCCAAACAGTGCTCCTAAAAAAGCACCAATGGCAAAAATACTTGTGGGGGTTAAAAGAAGTTCCATGTTAGAATCCGAGTTATTTACAAGGATTCTAACAGAGTTCACATATTATGGCAACAGGTCTGTTGTTTTCCTGCTACCAATCTCAATCTTACGTGGTTTCTTTTCTTCCGGAATAATATTTTCCAGATTGATAACCAGTAATCCATCAACAATATCGGCATCTTTAACAACGACCGTATCAGAGAGTACAAATTTGTGGGAAAAATCCCTTGTACCAATTCCACGGTGTAGGTATTTGTCCGATGTTCTGGCAGTTTTGATAGCACCATTTACGTGTAGTTTTCCACCCTCTGAAGTAATTTCAATCTCATCACGTTTGAAGCCGGAGACGGCAATTTCAATCGTGTAGTTTTCATTATCTTCTTTGATAATGTTGTAAGGTGGATAAGTTTGAATTTTAGTACCTTGTCCAAGAATGTTATCGAATTCTTCAAAAGTACTAAGTAGTCGGTCGAAGCCGACAGTTGAAGGTAGCAAAGATTTGCCGTATGGCAATGATAGATGTGTCATAGTTTTCTCCTAAAAGCGAGTTGATTAAAAGTGATACCCCGAAGGCATATCTGCTGGTTACTTTATCCAGCGCCTACTAACGAGAGACAGTTCAATTGCTCGGACGCCTTTTTACCGTTGACATCAAACGGCCCTAAGGTGGGCTAAATTGGCCCGAGGAATTATTAGCCAGCCTAACCTCGGACTGCTGGTTCCCATCCCGATGAGATCCTTTTATTTATCCAAGACTTGAGGTTTTTTACCAATATTATATTTTGGTACCAATTCCCAATCTGCTTTTTCTTTATGTGAAATAATTTTTACTTGTGAAAGAGATACTGTTGGTTCTGTAGTTTGTTCTTTTGTAACAATCTTAATAAGTTCCCAATCTTCCAATAAATTAGCCACAGTATTTCTACGTGCAATATCATTCTCAGTAATATCTGTTGGTTTACCATCTAAAGCAAAAAGTTCTTTAAAATGGGTAATATAATATTTACCTTGCTTGTGTAGTATGTGACAAGACTGATAGAGTATTTTTTCTTTTTTTGATGCAACACCAATTCTGGTAAGAGTTTCTCTAACCTTCAAAAAATCATCTTTCTGGTCAAGTGTCACCTCTACCATATCTTCTATTTTAATCATCGTTTATTCACTCCGCCTTTTTCTAGTTTTTCTTTTATCAAAGCGATTTGTTCATCTGAAAGAATACGTAGGGCTTCTTTGGCTTTTTCATTAGAATAACCAAAATACTCCTTCACACACTCTATGTCCCTTATGGCCGTGGCTTTTTGCCACTTTTCAAACTTGCGTTTAATAGGCCTAACGGTATTTAGAAGATATTGGTATTGAAGTTTTTGGGGGAGTCCATGGTTCATATTCATCTGGTTAGCATATAGTATGCAGTCCATATGATATGAAAGGGCACGATTTATGACAAACGGTACATAGTCCTTTTCAGTCTCAAGTATATCTTTCTTTGTCTGTAAGATGCTTGGAATAATATCTTTAAAGAGGTCAGCCATTTCACTTAAACTCACACTCAATCATAAACTCAGTCAAACATGCAACCAAGTTAATCTCTTGGTCTGCAACGAAAGCGGCTTGATATTGATACTTGGAGAGCACCAGGACAGCAGGAGGTATGCTTTCTGGCTTGAGAAACTCATACATGTTATCATAAATTTTACGCAGAATTGTAGCAGTATCGGAATCAAGATTGTTAGTCACCCATTTACGTGCAGTAGTAAAATCTTTAGCTTTCAGTGCTTTGACCAATTCTGTGATGTTTACATCCGAAACAACTGCAAGAATACCTTTATCGATAGTCTTATCTTCATTTGAAGAATATCTTTGAAGTTCATTCAGAATACGGCGATTATCGGGAAAGTGTTTTGTGATAACAGCGGCAACTACCGACTTATCATATGTAACACCTTCTTCAGTAAGCAACCATTCCACACGTTTGAAGAATTGTGAGGCCATCTTGGCTTTCTGACCATTCTGTAATTTGAATTCAATCACAGAACACCGTGAATGAATTGCATCCATAATCCTGTTCTTAAAATTACAGGTAAAAATGAATGAACAATTTACGGCAGTTTCTTCGATAGAACCACGGAGTGCGGCTTGTGCGTTTGGAGATAGATAATCAGCCTCATCGATAATGATGACCTTGCGGCCACCAGAGAGACTCATTGATGATGCATAATTTTTGACTTTAACACGGATGTTGTCAACACCGGTTTCTTCCGAGCCGTTAATGACGATGTAGTCGCATCCGACTTCTTCACATAAGGCTTTTGCAATTGTAGTTTTACCGACCCCTGCGGATCCAGTAAGTAGCAAATTTGGGATTTCTTTTCTGTTAACATATTCCTGAAAGGTTGATTTAATAGATTCTGGAAGAATACAGTCCTCAATTTTGTGAGGACGATACTTTTCCACCCATAGCATTTGATTGCTTTCCATTCACATACTCCATAATATAATAATTAAAGGGGAGAGCCATCACGCCACTCCCAACCGAAACATAGTGCCATCATTTTACGATGAAACCAGTTTGGTTTTTTCACAATAGAAATACTCAACCCATAATTTCCACCAATTTGATAACAACCAGAATATTTTGGCACTATGGCGAAACTATATGGATCATTCACGTGAAGGTTTGTGTATGTCCAAGAATTTGCAGACGCCGACCCGGATATGTATATGGTTGAGTTTGCTTCACTCATTTCGTTTCAGTCATTCCGATATAGAGTGCTTCAAACTCAGAATCTTCAGTCACTTCTTCTTGGAAAGATTGTTTGTGGTGAGTCTTAGCAAGACGATTCAGAACCTTTTTTGGAATTTTAAAGTTATCATAGAGTGCATCGATAACATCCTTGATAGCTTCTTTGTGTGAATCGATAACTGTCATTTCATTTGAAATTTCAGAGAGTGCATCACGAATAGATTTGAGTTGGTTCTCATCAAAAGAACCATAAAGTGTAGTCACAGCAGTCATAATTATCCTTCGTACTTAGAACCAGTTTCAGTTGTGATCCAGTATTCAACATTTACTGTTGCGTTCTTGAAGTGACCAATACCTTTAGAAGAAATGGTAATGTCATAAGAACCTGGAATCAATTTCAAATTGTCAGTGGCAAACACCATACGATATTTTGCACCTGTTCCATTAACATTCAATTTAGTTGAATTAACGTGTGCGGCATCATCTTTTGCATCAAAAGTTTCAATGCTAACAGATTCACCATCAGAAACGAAAGCGATGTTAGGAGAACCCAAAACTGAAGCGGCACGTGTGATCCAGTCGAGGTCATCTGGAGTAACAGTGAATTTAACTTCTGCATTCTCCATGTTTACCTTCTTGTCTGGTGGAACAAGAATAGTTTCTTTCGATGCTTTGCGATAGTTTGTTTTAGAACGACCAGAGAGTCCGAGAATAGTGATATTCTTTTCCGAGAATTCTAGTTCTGGTGTGTCTGCACGTTGCATAGACAATACGCCGAGAAAGTTATTCAGGTCGTGAATACCAAACTCATCATCAAATGTGTCTTTCAATTCTGCTCTCGCAAGAATGTTCTTTTGTTTAGAGATGGTTTCGATAACATTACCACGCTTAACAAAGATACCTTCATTAATAGTAGAAAAGTTTTTGAATACACTCAATGTGTCAGTTGACAGTTTCATTACAATACTCCTTTGATTAATTCACAATTATACTTGAACCATAAGATTTTTTCAAGCATTTTAAAATATTATTCTTCAAGTCTTCCATAGTTCCTTCATTGTTGATTGTATGGTCAATATGACCACCAATCCAACTCCATTCAGAAGCATGAACACCAGATTGTTTTTCCATAAAATTCAATGCTTTCGGATCACCACGATTTGCTTTAGAGGCAATATCATACCAGTGAGGAGTGATACCACGTTTGATTTCAATTAGAATACCACCATTGCTATTGAGGAATTCAATTTCATTTTGGAAACGAACATCTGTAATAACAAAGTTTTGGTCGGAATTACTTTCGATGTACTTCTTCATTTTGATGATCCAGAAGTCTGTATGGAATACATTACGTCCAACTTCTGTACCCATCAATTGAAGTGCTAATCTAGGTGTAAATTCACGACCAAATTCTTTTGACCAAAACTCATCAGGTCGTTCACGCCATTCACGGGAATGTTGTGTATCACCTTCTAACAAGTGTCTTGGCCAATCAAACATTTCTGCGGCAACATCTTTAACACCTTTGGCAAAACTCATCGGAGTAAAACCAACATCTTTAAGAATGTCACCAGCAGTACCTTTACCTGAACCAATGAATCCAAGTAAACCAACAAGCATTACATTTCTCCAACGTAATTTGCTACAGCAGGCATATCGCCTTGGAAGTGGTAAGTACCGATGTGTTGTGTACGCATCCATGGGCATAGCCAGATTTGACCACCCATGTTACGCCACCATTGGCAGAACATATAGTCTTCTGACAGATAGCGTTCTGATACTGGATCAATAACGGTATCAAAGTATGCATGAATGTAACGTGAACCATCAAAGTGGGCTTGGCCAACGTGATCTGGCTTATACTTCAACTGTGGATATTGTTCAGCAAATTTGGGGAACACTTCACGTTTAATCATCATAAAGCCTGTACCAATTTCCATAACCTCAAGTGGTTCTGAAACGGAGAACTGTGCAGTACCTTTTACTGGATTAAACACATAATCACCAGTAAGTTTTTCTAATACACCAGGTTCAATGTCTGGATGCATCTGTACGGCTTTCTTGATGTTAGTCCATTTGATGGCTTTCTTAGGGTAAGGGCCACCAATGACATCACGATCCAATGCTAACATTGCGATAACATCTTGTGGATTAAAGTTAATATCCGAATCAATGAATAACATATGAGAACAATCAGAACGGTTCAAGAACTCATCAACTAGATAATTCCTCGCACGTGTAATTAAAGACTCATTAAATAGGAAAGAGAATTTTACATCAATTCCGTATTGGATGCACATACCTTGAAGGTCAAGGCAAGCCTTCATGTACAATCCGTGATTTTGTCCACCATACATCGGTGTGGCCACAAATAGCTTATGTTTTCTTAGTTCTTCTGTTTTGATTGAAATTTCCATTTGCACTCCAAAAATAAAAAAAAGGAGAGACCATTAATGAATGGTACTCTCCCGTATCAAACCATCAATTAAACGGTTTGTGGACGAACGCCCATAGCACGGCATTGTGCTTTGAAAGACTTCGATGGTGTTCCTAGACGATACACCGCAACTTTAGAACCATCTGCACGTGATTTCATGTTCGTGTAGATTGCATAACCTTCGTTACGCAATTCAGCAATACGTGCGGCAACGTTTGTGATGCCGAAACGGGCACGGGCTTGTGCTACGCTGAAGGTGTTATAACCAGTAGTTTTGGTCAAAGTTTGCAACATTTTTTGTTTCGCAGTCAGTTTTTTCATAATAAACTCCATGTTTAAGTTAAGTTAAATTCTCATAAGAGAACGTGTATCATACTATTATGTAGGTCAAAAGTCAAGTGTTTTTGTGGTACACTTGATATTTTTACCTACCGACTTGGGTGAGATACTTGGATTTCGTTTCTTCCCAAGTTAGATAAACAAGGTCATCATAGAATAAGGATTCATATGAAACATTGTTTTTCTTTTGCAATTGGCGGATACGACCTTTTGCATATTTTGTTTTCCAGAGGTCGGACAAGGCTTCCTCGGATGTGTTGAATGATTTTACCAATTGGTCTTCTGTAATTTCTCCACGGAGAAACTCATTGGTATTATTGTAGAGTGGTGAGAAATAGATACCACGTTGGTGTGCGGTACGTGTCAATTCTTTTGGAATACCAAGTTTTGGATACAAGAAGTGTAGTGAACGATTCTTGTGGTCACGTTTAAAAGGAAGACCTTTATCGTTCTTTGCTTCCCACCATTCAAAGTATTTCTCTGTGTGGTTTTCTTTGAGCCAATTCCAAAGCATGTTTAGTGTGGACTTACGAGGCTCGAAAGCAACAGAACCTGATGAGAAACCCATTTTGTTCCAATGCTCAAGACCATCATACTGAGACAGACCACCAGACTTAGTGTTCCCATAAAGAGAAGTGGTTGTAACACCGGCAAGAACATCACCATACTTTTCTTTCCATAATTTCTGAACAGTATCAGACAAACACATCAATGCTAGTAGCTTACCACCCATGTAATTATAACCAAGTGGCTGAAGCGGAACAATAGAAGAACCGATGGCTGTATGGTTAATCATACCGCCTTGCGTTTTCTTTTCACGTTCCCAACCAATAGCAGTATCACGTGGTGTCAAATCCAAGAAATCGGAAGAAATACAAATCACACCGAGATACTTACCAGTTACACCATCTTTAACCATAAAGTTAAGATTACGACCAATGTTTGAGTTGTTCTTCATCGTAGAGATAAAGGTACGTGTCGTATTCCATAGAACAGGAAGGTCTTTGGTCCGCTTCTTGTCATTCTTAACCGTACTACCATCAAGACCTGTTGTGAGAGTTTCACCTGAATCATCAGTATATTCCATGATAGGACGTAGATTCATAAAGTCATCTGGAGATTGGGGAATCCAGATGTTGTTCTTTGCAATGTTAATGTACTTACCTTGTTCTTCATCGACAAGGACCTTTTCTTCATCACCCCAAAGAGTGTTATTGATTTTTGTCGGAAACTTTTCTTGCACTTCACACCATTTCTGGTAGAGTGTGTATTCTTTAACATCCATATTAGATGCATAAGTCAAGTCTTCGATCAGAACTTTCTTCAATTCATCGGTATCAACATGTTCGAACGAACTTTTTGGATTCTTATCTGACCATTCTTCCCATTGCTTTTGCACATGTGCTGGCCACTTTTCATTTTCAATCTCAGAATCGTTTGACATTAAATTTTTCTTTCACTTTTTTAATCATAAGTTGTTGTAACTTGCGTCTTTCAGCGGCAAGTTTGGTTCGCTTCTTGTATGCCATTTCCATAGCTAATGGCTTAACATGTGTAGTATACACTATTCCGTTCATATGGTCAAGTTCATGTTGAAAGCAACGAGCAGTTAATCCGGCAAACTGTGCAGTTTTCTTCTCACCAGTGAAGTCCTGGTAACTTACCACAATGGAAATTGGACGTTCAATGTTTAGGAATAAATCCATATAAGATAGGCATCCTTCTTCCATTTTAATTTTTTCTTCGGAAGACCATGTGATTTCTGGATTAAAGAACGCAACATAATTGTCACCATTACCCATAACAAAAACACGGTGATTGTAACCACACTGATTAGCAGAAAGACCTATACCACCATGTTTCTTACAAGTTTCAACCAAAGAACTGGCAAACTTATTTGCATCAACAGATGGATCCGAAAAATCAAAGTCTGGTAATTTAGAACGTAACGCTACGTGAGTCTCTGGTACAAGATTGAATATTTCAATTGTTTCTCTTTGTAGAATTGGTAAATCTTTTTTCCAAGAGTCCGTATCAATTCTAATTACATCATTAATATTCTCAGTCATTTCATTTCTCTATTTGGCTAAAGTTGTTCTTTTTGGTGAATTTGATTATAGACCTGAACTTATCGAAAAGCTGGTCACCCTTGTGGGAAATAACAAAAACGTTTGTGTTAGTATCTAGGCTGTTCAAAAGTTTTAAGAATTCTTCTGTTCCAACACCATCAAGTGAAGAGTCAAACACCTCATCAAGAACCAAAAGATTGGTGCTTACTGAGTTCTTCATCTTAGCAATCTGTCTCCAGGTAAACAACAATGCTAGGTCGATACGCATCTTTTCACCTTCAGAGAACGATGCATAGGAGAACTCATCACGGTGTCTAGACTTGATTGTCTCTTCGAATGATTCATTGAGATTAAAGTTAACAAAGAAGTCCATTGCAGTCAGGTACTTGTTAATCAACTTGTTCATAACTGGCAAATACTGTTTGATAATCTTCGTTTTGATACCAGTATCTTTAAGCAATGAAGCGGCATATTCATGGTAATGTTTATCTGTTGAAAGTTTCTCCGCAAGTGCAGTAGATTCTTGCAACTGAGCATTCAACGTTTTTAACTTCTCATCATCATTTTCATTCGATGTGGTACGTGATTTAAGTTCTTCAATCTCTTTCAATAGTTTGGTATTGAATGAATTGATACTTGTCACCTGAGTATTCAGTTTAATAATTTCGGAGTTATGTCCTGTGATATGCTTTTGAATTTTATCAATTTCATCCAAACGCTTACACACATTTTCAATCTCTTCTTCCAGTTTTGTAGAAGCGGTACCGATCTCCGTGATTTTGAGTTGTTTTTCGGTTACATGCTTCTCTTTGGTATCTTCAGCAATAGCTTGCTGGCATGTTGGACAATTATCATTGTTCTCATAGAAAGAAATTTCTTTATTCAACTTTTTAACCGAATCTTCAAACTTAGATTGTAGCGTCAAGAGTTTG